CCCTTCGGGGGATGGGGGTGTTACCTTCCCTTTACTTTTTCTTCTTCTATAACAACAACAACTATGGCTACCCTGACTTCCGAACTTAATGCGGTTAACACCATGCTGGGATACATCGCAGAATCCCCTGTTAACTCCATCTCAGACACCACCGCCCTGCCACCGTCAGCGGCTCTAGCTAAAGGAATCCTTGATGAGGTCTCTCGTGAGGTTCAACAAGAAGGGTGGCATTTCAACACAGCTAAGGACTACAAACTTGAGGTTAACTCATCCAACGAGATTGAGCTGCCTTTAAACGTGTTACAAGTAGACGCTGTGGACAACACACATGATGTGGTTCAACGGGGAACTAAACTGTTCGACCGTGCTGACTACACAACAACTTTCACAGTCGATGAGATCAAGGTGGACATTACCTTCCTTCTCGACTTCACAGAGCTTCCTGAACAGGCTCGCCGCTACATAACCCTCAAAGCCTCTCGTATGTTCGCTAACAGACTTGTCGGATCACGCGAGATTGAAGCACTTATCTTTCGTGACGAGATCATGGCTAAAGCCGCAATGGAAGAAGCCGAGGGATCTAACTCAGACCGCACCATCTTCGACAACTACGACACCGCAGGACGCATCGGGATTAACCGTAGGACTGACCTTGCGTAACAACTAACATGGCCAATATCACCACATCCGTTCCCAGCTTGATTCAAGGAGTAAGCCAACAGTCTCCTCGTGTCAGGATCGCTGGACAATGCGAGGAGCAACTTAATGCTCTTCCGACCGTCACCAAGGGACTCACCAAGCGTCCCCCTGCGCGGCTCATCAAGAAGCTGACCGATGCGAACGTCTTCAACAAAGGAGACATGATTCACTTCATCGAACGCAGCGCGACTGAACGGTATGTGGTTGTTATTGAACACAGAAGCCAAGGAGACAACCAGGGTGTTCTTAGAGCGTTCAATGTGGACACAGGGGTTGAGGCAACGATTGAGGGAGTTACTGGTGGTTATAACATCAATAACAATTACCTTGCGATCCCCACTGAGTCAGACTCCCATAAACTCCTCAAGGCTCGCACCCTCGGGGACAGCACGTTCATCCTTAACACAACCAAGACTGTTGAGAAAGGCACGGAGAAGTCCGAAGCTCTCGACAAGTCCCGCGCTCTGGTGTTCATCAAGCAAGGGGACTACGGTAAAAAGTATGGTCTTAAGTTCAGCGAAGTAGGTCGATTCAGCGATGACGGCGCAACCTTTGCTGTGACATGGGAACGTGTGTCTTTTTTTGGAAGTCTGCGAAAATATGAATTAGCCAGCATTTCAATTATTGACGGGGGATCTGGATACACTGTTGATGCCACCCCTAGCCTAGACTTTGGTGACTTCCCTGTGTGGGACGAACGCCCAGAGATTGTTACAACGGTGACACTGTCGGACCCTAGTGATGCAAACAGCGGAGTTATTACCGGAGTTACGTTAGTTAACAAAGGTCTGACGGCTCCTTTCAATTCCGATTTAGTCAGCAACCTACCGGATCGCGCAGACGCTTCCCCTCCGCATGAGGAAGTCTTTATAGTGACTGAGGATGCGAATGGAGGCGCGAAAGAAAAAGTCGCTGATTCCACAAACATCGCTAACGAACTCCACCGCGCTCTCACAGGGTTAGGGCCTACAAGCAATTACGCAAGCTCATCATCTCTCGCATCGAGTGATTTCATAGCTAATTACACCATCACCCTTAAGGACGGCTCACTCATCATCCAAAGAAATGACGGTAAGGACTTCTATGTGGAAGCCTTTGACGGTCTCAACGGGTCTGGATTAGGACTCGTCCACAAGGAGACAGGCGCACTCAGTGATCTGCCTGTTCGCGCACCTGATGGCTTTCGTGTGGCCGTCCGAGGTGACGTTGACGCTAACGAGGATGACTACTACCTTAGATTTGAGGCTAACGATGGGCTAGCCTTTGGAGAAGGGGGATGGGTTGAGAGCGTAGGACCAGACCTAGAAGTAGCCTTTGATGCTAACACCCTTCCTTTACAACTAACCAACACAGCTCTTAACACCTTCACTCTTAGCACTACCTCATGGGCGCAACGAAGTGTCGGAGACGATGAAACCAACCCGTTCCCCTCATTTATCGGAAAGACGATGAACAACATGGTCTTCTTCAAGAACCGCTTTGGGTTCATCTTTGAGGATGTTATCGTGTTGTCTGAGGCTGCTGAACTGTTCAACTTCTTTAGAACCACCGTAAGAACTCTACTGGACACCGCACCGATCGATGTAACATCAGCAACAGCCAACGTGACTGACCTCCGTAGCAGTGTAGCGTTCCAAGAGAATTTGTTATTGTTTGGTGATCGTGGACAGTTCGTCTTGAAAGGCGACCCGTTAACCAACGACACGGTAACACTCAACGCGATCACTAACTACAACTCAGACACCACAGAAGACCCTATCGCGGTAGGCTCGTATGTCTACTTTCCGTTTGAACGTGGTGACTTCCTTGGAGTCCAAGAGTATAGCTTGAACGCCACCACGGATGTCTATGACTCCGATGATATCACCACACAGGTTCCTGCGTATATTACGAAAGGGGATGTGTTAATGTCTGCTGGGACTTCTTCAGAACAACTCTTAGCGTTCGCTACGGGAACCAAGGACATCTACCTTTACAAATACTTCTTTAGTGGGGCCAATAAAGTCTTGAGTTCATGGGGTAAGCTAACAGTCCCATTCGATGTCATTGGGATTCACTTCATGAAGAGTTCGCTGTTCTGTGTAGGAAACAAGGACGGACAGTCAGTGATCGCAGAGATTAAGTGTGAAGAGCTTCGCGTCGAGGATGACACCACGGGAGGCTTCACGGTTCACCTTGACCTCCTCAAGAAGCATACATTCACGGAAGATGTTGTTACTGATGCAGTCAACATTAACATCGACCTCGGGTTTGTTCCTGAGACCAGCGATGATGTGGAGGTGTATGACCTGGATGGAAAGAAGCTTACTGTCGTTTCAGTTAACAGTAACATCGCCACCATTCAAGGATTCTACAAGACATGCTTCTCTGGCCTCAAATACAACATGGAATACACCTTGAGTGAGCCTGTGTTCAAGCAAGGAAACCCGCCGACATCCTCGGGACTCTCGCGGTTGATCCTTCGGAATGGCACGTTGTTCTTCTCTGATGCCTCCTCGTTCCAAGTAGAGGTAACACCACGCGCCCGTGACAAACGAGTGTATTCGTATAGCCCCTTGAACATCAACGTCGATACACTCGGCACTAGAGCGTCTGAGGAGGGTAAGTTTAGGTTTTCTATCTATACAGCAGCACCAGAATCTGTTATCAAGATTGTGAACCCAAGTGCATTTACCGCTAACTTCCAGTCCTGTGAATTTGAAGCCAACGTCCATACCCGCTCAAATAGAATATAAAAACGTCTACATACGCTCTGCGCTCCCCAGCGACATCGAAGAAGTAGGCGACAACATGCGTGAGATCGACAAGATGGAGTGTATGTTATACTCAGGGACTTCTCCTAGAGACGCTATACGACACGGCCTTGAGACTGATTTCCATACATGGTCTATCTGCTCCAACAAAACCAAGAAGCCTTTAGCTTGCTTTGGTGTTGGCCCGTTGATGCCTGAGCACACCAATTACATCTGGCTGCTTTGCACTGATGACTTGATTAAAGAATCAGGGCGTGAGTTCGCTAAAGCCAGCAAAGCGTGGGTTAAGTTTATTGTTAACCACTACCAACTTCCATGCGTCAATGAAGTCCACATCGAAAACACCCATGCGTTACGCTGGTTGAAATGGTGTGGTGCCACTATTGCCGATCCACAAGAAAACGATTTCTCCTTATTTATTATACACCCCAACGAATAACATCCCTTATGTGTGACCCTATCTCTATCGGAGTCGGACTAGCCTCTACCGTTGCTAGTTATTCCGGTCAAAAAGCTGCTGCCGATGCTCAAGAAGAATCCCAAAAAAGAGCCTCTGCTGCTGAACAAGAACGAGCAGGAAAAGCCAACACTTCTATCCGTCTTAGACAGGCTCAAGAGAGCATGGCGCGAGCGCAACGAAAAGACGCAGCGCAGATCAAGGGGATGGGAGCCAAAGCCCGGACAACACTCAGTGCTCTCACAGAGGGAGGCGTAGGCGGGCGCACCTTGGATATGTTAGAGCGAGACCTCGCAGCCCAAGAAGCACGCTACCAGTTCTCCGAAGATCGCCAAACGAATCTCCAAGCGACACAGGCTGCATTTGCCTTTGAGGAGGAAGTATCACGATCCAGAATGAATCAGCTTCGGATCAACCGTCCAATCCAGCAAGAAAGCCTTCTTTCAGCAGGTCTTAGCGGTCTTAAAACAGGGATGGCCATGTCACAGGCGATGCAAGGCATGAGTCCACCTGAGTCCGTAGCTAAAGCCCTCGACGGTGAACCTGTCGGTGGTGGTGGTGGTTTTTCTATTGTTAACACTGGGCCGCCTGTTGGTGTTAATGATCTCCCTGATGCAGGGCTTGCACCTATACCTGGAACAGTGATCCCACCACTCCCGCAATATTAACATAAACAACAACTTTCTCATGTCACAGCAAGAAGCTCTTTCAGCCCTATTCAAGCAAGCGTCCCGTTCCCCTGTGGATGTTAATCTCGGACAAGTCCCCATTACGCCGACGATTGGACGGCACGGTAACTACACTGTCTTTGCCGGCGAAACACCTAAAGATAATGCCGCGCTGGAAATCTCACGCGCCTTAGGGCAACTGCCTCAAATCCTCGGACAAGCACGTAACATAAGTGCTGCTTCCGGCGCACAACAGGCTGAACAACTCTCCCTTGATGAGCTAGAAAAGAGATTCAATAACGGAGACGTTGACGCTAAAGGGACCATGACATGGCTAGGAGCGGATAAAGCGTTCCAAGAGGCAGCTTACAAGAGGCTCGCTGACGCTAACATCACACCAATGCTCACAAAGGTTTCTAGTGAGATCGACACCATGTCGCATGCTGATCTCTTGAAGTTTAAGTCAGATGATGACATCAAGGCTTACGCACAGAAACGTTTGGTTGGTTCACTAGATTCAGGTGTTATGGATACAATCAAAGGTAATCCTTGGATGGAGATCCGTCACAACAGACACATGGAGGCTATCATGCCTGAATACGTTCAAAAAGCATCTGCAAGTGTCGCTGGGCGTAAACATGCGTTCAAAGTGAAAGAGAACCTTGCTGCTGTTGAAACCAACTTCTATGCTCAATCAAACCTTAATCTTGCAGATATTGAACCAGCGGGAGGTGGCGATGACGCGCTTTATGTGGGCACTAAGTATCCAGCTCAGGTTGATCCTGATCAGATGTGGATCGATAACTTTCAATACGCTATTAATTTCGCTACAGAACAAGGAGATGCGGGGGGCTTGGACAAGTTCCAGATCGAATCTAAATTGATGCCGGCACTTACAGCGAAAGTCGAGATGATGGTTGAGGATGAACAATTCAGTGAAGCGACTCTTGTTGTAGAGGCGGCTGAAAGCGGTGACCTCAAAATCAACGGAAGGCCACTCAACCAGTCCACCGAAGGGATGAAGTTCATTGAAAGAGCGGAATCACTTATTGAACGCTACAGCGAGGAGGGTGACAAAATCGATGTGGAGTGGATGGATTCCCACAAGAGTGGTGTTATTAAATTCATCACAGCCGAAAAGGTAAAGGATGGTTATGATCCTGACAGCCTCATTTTCACCTTACAGAAGCAGCAAGATGAGGTGATCAACGATGCCCAGAACCCTCGGAACGATAAAGAAATCATCGAACTCAGCAACTTTTACGCAAGGGCGCGTGACGGTCTTAAGGGGCAGGGTGAGATCCATTCGGAGACTTCGGACGAGAAACGAGCAGAACTAGGGGAGGATTTCAAAGTCACATACACATCAGTCACACCAGAGGCACTCGCAGTGTCCATTGACAAGGAAGACCTTCAGAATGCGTTTTTAGCAGCAGAGGGAACCCTTGATTTCTGGGAAAACCACCTAACTAAAACATTAATAGGAAAGGATGTTACAGTTCCAGGTAAGGTCGTATTCCAAAACCGTGCCAGTCGGGTGTTAGGAGATGCGGCTGAACAAGCATCCAGAAACACCATTGCGTTTTTCATCGACCGCCCGAAAGAGGAGTTATACTTAGGACAAGTCACTGCTGACCGCGTTGAGGCACAATCAGTGTTTAGTAGTGAAGTGTCTAAGAAGGGTGGGGAGAATTTACTTAAGGAAGCTGTAGCTCGCCTGTTGGGTCTTCAAGAAGAATTTCATACCAGAAATCCACCAGAAACACCCGAGGATAAAGAGAAACGGGAACAAAAATCAGCAGCGATGGAGCAGAAGCGAAGACAATACCGTAGAGTGGTTGCGAGCGGAGATACGTTGACAGACTCGGCAGGGAATATAACACCCCAACCTGATCCAGACTTCGAAAATTACGCCACGGTAGGCCAAGGGGTGACTCAAGGGGTGTTTTATTACCCCCTACCAGCAGCTAACGCCACATTCAACAACGAGATTGGTCGTGTAGAGTTCAAAAGTGCGCCTGTAAAAGACAGGTTGAATGCGCTGAAAGGAATAGCAAAAGAAGCTAGTGACTTAGACCGAGTGACTTCTGTGGCAGTGGACATAGAGTCAGTGTTAGGTCAGGACCAAGAAGGTGCGCTATATGACAAAGAGCTTGAACTTGTGAAGCATTCGGGACTGCCATTAAACACGCTAGTAAAAGATGATATGGCGCGAGTAGTTGCGGTCGAAGGGGGCTGGTTTTCTGAGGACACAGAAGCGGCAATCTTGTATAATAAATACGAGCACTACAACGACCCTGAGGAAACCAAAAAGAGGGTCTTTAACCTTGAAGCTATTCTTGTGTATATTCGAAAAGGTAACGATAAACGTCTCAGAGCAATCCACGAAACTCTTCTTAAAGACAAAATGACTCTAAAGGATTTCATTAACAACCAAGTGACATTCTTTGAGTCTTTCGCTGGTGAATTCCCTGACGCTCAAACACCACAACAAAATCCATTTCAAACCAACAAATAACATGAGTCTTTTTGCTTCCCGAAGTTTATTCCAAAGCCCACGCTTCCTTACACCCAACACCGAGGATGTTAACACATTCGGAGACGTTGATTCGGATTACGCCCATCTAGACCGATTCCAAACATCACGCCAGATGGAGCAAGAAGCTGCTGATGATGATGTCGGCTTGTTTGAAGATGTCGCAACAGGAGTGGCATCAGGTGTTGAAGGATTCGGTAGATCACTCGTAGGTCTGGCCGATATGTTACTGTTTGATGCCCTTCCTGATGAATGGGCTGAGCGAACCTTTGAACGCCCACAAGGAATGGTAGGAGGACTTGTTGAAGGCATCACTCAGTTTGGCTTGGGTCTTATTCCTGGTCTTGGAGTCGGCGCGAAAATAGCAAAAGGAGCCAAAGCTTTAGGGGCGGGAAGTAAACTCGCATCGACCGCTAAGGGGGCTTCAGCTGCGGTTACTTCTGACTTCATCTCCTTCGACGAGCATGAGGCCCGACTGAGTGACTTCCTTGTAGGCCACGATGCAACACGTAACGCCATCACCGAATACCTTCAGTCCAACGAAGAGGACAGTGCCTTTGAGGGGCGCATGAAGAACGTCCTTGAAGGAGGCGCACTCGGAGCGGTTGGAGCAGTCCTCATCAAAAGCGTGAAGGCTCTTAAGAAAGGAAAACAACTCGACGGCTCCCCTGAGGCTATGGCCGCTAAAGAGGCCGCTGACAGGGAACTTCAACACACGCTGGTGGACACTGGACTTGCAACTGAGGAGGGGTTAAAGTTGTCTGATGAAGTAGAGGCTCTGGTCCCAGAGTCGTTATTGAGAGTTCAGGCCGACATGCAAATGAGCCGCCTCGATTATGCCGGAAGCCCTAACACCAAGGCTGACCCAACAAGCATTCTTCCTAGATACCCTGAGTGTA